GAAGTGCGCAGCATGAAGTGTCTTATACAAACGAGGTGTAGCAATAAGCATTTGTCGTACAGCAACATCACCAGTAAGCACTGCAACAGTAAACGCATGCTTGCTTTCTGGCTTGTGGCTAAGGGTTACGCAAAGTGGGCAACCATTTCCTAAGCAGACGTATGAACGCTTACCTTCAGTTTTTTGCTGTAGGAAGTGCTGCTTATAAATTGCAAATGGGCCGTCTTGGTCTAAGAACTTAATAACTTGAAAGTCTTCGCCCAACTTTAATTCAGTTGGAAATTCTTTAGACTTCATAGTCATTTCATCGCCAGCTCCCCAACCTGATTTAACAGCGGTTGAATCAGCGGCTACTGGTCGTGCATCTACATCAGTAGTGTTTTCAATTGAGAATTCGTCAACTGCTGGTACAAATTCATCGGTTGTATTCTGTATTGCCATTTTTATTCTCCTTGAGTTTCTTGGTTTTTAGTTTCTTCTGCGAGGATGTTAATCCAAGCCTCAGATATCTCTTTTACGAGCTTCTGGTGTGTAGACCATTCTATACGCTTTACATTTAGAAGTCCAGCCTTGTTAAACAGTTCTACAGCCACCTCAATCATGGCTCGGCTATAAAGACGTCGGCCTTTATGGTCTTCCCCATTTTTGTCCTTCTTAGTAGGCAAACGATAGGGAGACGGTGGCAGGTACCCTGCCTCATTCCATTTCCTGATAGAAACGAAAGGACGCCCTAACGCGTTAGCGAGTGCCCCAGCCGTAAACATCTCAATCTCTTTACCGTTAGGTAAGGTCTTAAAATATGGACGGGAATCCCAATCTTCTTTTGGTTGAATTTCGGGAGCTTTTGGTTCACGACGCTTTCTCTTACTTCCTGGATAAAACACATCCAAGTCAGCAAAAGAACTCTCAATAAAATCATCAGTCATTTATGGGCTTCACCAAAAATGCGTATGAGATTTTTTCTGGGAACATAGAATCAATTTCTGCTTCAGTTAACTGGTCTTTATAAAAAGCCGCCATAATTGCATCTTGGTCAATCTGTCGCACCATAACAGTACACTCGTCAACAAGTTCTTTTTCTTCAAGGATACTCATTGCGGTTTCCATATCTAATGGTTTAGATACTTTTCGTTGTTTAATAAGTGTTGCGCCATCTGCGTCAAAAACAATATGACCTTTACCGTCTACTTCTCCGTAAGATTCAACAGCTTCAGTTAAACGCTTTTTTAATTCTGTTTGTCGTTCTACTAATAAATCAATCTGGCCTTTTAAACCAAGATATTGTTGTACTGTGTTATTAATGTCTACGGTAGACATACCCACCCCCTTAGTGTTGAGGGCAACGTTAGTCGGCTAAATAGTCCTTGTCAACATAACGCTCTAAGCCAGAAATAATTATGCTGGTAACGGTCACGCCTTCGGAAGCCGCTTTCTTTTGCACGGATTTCCACAGCGTATCTGACACACGAATAGTGCGTGTAGGCGTTTTAGGTGCGTTAGGCATTAGATAATTTTACCAGATTTTAAAAGTTAATGGCTTAAAAGCCTGACGGATACAGCAAATAAGTACTTATTGTTCCCCATTTACTACAGGCTTTTAAGCCATATTAAACTGAGGATAGAGTCAAAAACTGTTTAAGTCCTCCCACGTTAAGAGGAACTCCGCCCTTGTCGTCTATACCTTCACCATCCATAATAGCATTTGCTATTGAAGATTTTTGTTGTAAGGCATCATGTTGTCGCTGTTCTATAGAGCCATTTATTAATAAATCTTGAATAACAATAGTTTTCCAAGTAGATGAGGCGCGTTTTATTCGCCCGTTTCTTTGAGTTGCTGCTCCTGATGACCACGGCAAGTCGTAGTTAATAAGTAGGTTAGCTGCTGGTAAATCAACACCATACCCGCCAGCATCGGAAGACACCAAAACACGAATATCAGGCTCATTGTTAAAAGCAATTTTGTTCTCCTCCTTGGTTTTAGCGTCCATCTGTCCAGAGTAAAGTCGACATTTATCAACGCCAATTTCTTCAGATATTTTAGTCAACATGTCGACATAGCCAGCAAAGATAACTACCTTGTTGTTGCTGTCTTGGTCTAAAAAGTCTTTTACATACTCTGTAAGTAAATCTAATTTGTTAGATGAAGTAACGCCATCTAAATCACCAGAGTCTAAAAGCTCAGCGGCATAAGCAGACCCGTGACCTTTATCCTGTCCAAACTTGTGTGCGCTAGTACGCAACAAGTCAGGATGCGAGCACAGCATTTTTAAACATCCAATCTTAGACATAATCTTTCCGCGCATCTCATCTTCACCATTATTGCGAGAGTTGTCGTACCCATAGTGAGACAAAATGTTAAACGAACTACCAAAAAGAGTTTGAGCTTCATCTAAATCTCGGCATAAATCATCTTGAATTTTTGAATATAGCTTTGCTGATTTTCTATCAAAGGTTACAAATATTGGGTCTTTATGAATAGCGTCAGGAAGATACGGAGCTACATCAGCATCTTTTTGTGCTTTACGGACACACGCTTCTTTTAACTTATCGTGTAGTACGGGTAAGTTTTTGTATCGTTCTACTCCACCCCAAGTGTTTCTAACAATAAATGTGGCGTCAAATTTATCAAATTTTCTAAGTACCGTGTCATCTACAAACTGCATAATGCTAAATAGTTCTTCGGGCTTACCATTTTCAATTGGGGTACCAGTTAAAGCAAATTTAAAGGGGGCATCAGCAAGGCGTTTAGTGTATTTAGCTCTCTTTGACCTAAAAGATTTTATTGCTGTGGCTTCGTCAAGAACTACAAATCCTCTTGGGAGTTTTTTGACAAACTCCCAGTCGTTAACAACTTGCTCATAGTTAAGAATGATGTAGTCCACTTTGGTGTTGCGCCAGTCCTGTGCTTTAGCGTATTGCTCTGCTCTTTTCTTTGGCGTTCCATCAATGACCAAAGCGTTTGAAGTACCATTAGTAAATTTCTCAATCTGGTTAGACCATTGATATTTTAGACTGCTAAGACATATTACCAATCCTGGTTCTTTAATATCGCCTGAATCCATAAGTCTTTCAACAGCGGCAATAGTCAGAACAGTTTTGCCAAGCCCTAAGTCATAGGCTACCAACATCTTTTGGCGTTCGCACATGCGCTCTACCGCCTCTGGTTGGTAGGGCAAAAGAGTTCCTGTAAAGGTCATGCAAACTGTCTCATTCTTGTTTTTAACAAAGCCATAAGGTCTTCAACAGTGCCATTATTAATAAAGATTTGGTCTACTGGGTAGTCATCCATAGCTGTTTCGGATATATGCTCATTAACAGCATCAATTCCCAGTCTTTTAATACGCCAAACTTGTCCACCTAAACTTTTAATAGCCTCTGCTTCATTAGGAAACCGAACATCGGTGATAACAACTTTGTCGCCGTTTTTTACTCCAGCCAAACCTTGTGTAACCCAAAACTGGTCGTTAAACAAAGTGCGAGCACCTACTCCTAAATTTTGAAGCAGGGCTCTGACTTCTGGAAACTTAACCTTTGCTTCATCCCAACCATAAGTATCAACAGCTTCTTTAACTCTGCAATCGTCTCTTACTTGCGGATTCATTTCATATAGAAGATTACGAATTGGATTTGCAAAAGCGCGATTTTGATACCCGTAAAGGCCTATTAACATTCCAGCCAAAGTATCTTTACCGCTTCTGGCGTATCCAGATAATCCGATAATCATTACCACTCCACCGCAAAATAAAATGGGCCTAAGTCCATAGTCATAGAGTACTTATCTATAGAAAACCCAAGGCCAAAACGAAGTGCCCATCCAACAACAAATGTTAATTTGTGCTCTATGTGAAAACTTTTACTTGTCATATCTTTCCCCTTATCAAATGGTTGGCGTTCTCAAGCCCATAGATTATCTCAGCTTTACTCATACCGCCAACATCTTTCATGTCTGTACTAGAATAATCAAAGAACCAACAGTCCATACGCATTTCTTTAGCGTATGCCATTAGAGCCTTTGAAGATACGCGCCCAGCTTCATCATTATCCATAGCAAAAATAACCTTGTCGGCAGACCGTATTAGTTTTAATTGTGAATTAGATACCGCAGAGCCGTAAGTGCTTACGCCACCTAAAATGCCAACTGAGGCTAACCTTGCTACATCTAGCGGAGACTCAACAACAATCATTTCATCCGCACTATTTTGCGTATAACCAAAGAGAGCAGTGCTTTTGTTCACCCCTACTGGATAGTTACGGAAGTACCTGCCCTTGTAACCTTTTTCTTGCCAGCCAAGTAAATGATTTGTATACGGGTCTCTAATTACGGTAATCCAATTCTCATGCTGGGCATCCCATAAAATTTCATAATAATCTGCAGCAATTTCAGTAATCCCTCTAGAAGCCAGCGCTTCTTTAGGTGGGGCAACAAAAGCGCTAAGCATAGATTCCGTAATTGGATTGGATTCACTATTTATGGGAGTTGGCGTAATCAAACGCTCGTATGCCCTGCTTAAGTTGCGCTCACCTGTATTAAGCCAAACTTTAGCCTCATCAAACCCCACACCTTGGCAGTACTCAACTAAGTACTGAAGGCTGCCTCTAAATTTACAAGAGAAACAGTTGTGCGCCCCAGTATCTGCGTTAATAGACCACGAAGGGTTGTTGTCTATCTTTCCAGTTCTACTAAGGTGAGCTGGACAGTGTGCTTTAATTTCATCGCCAGTAACGCTAATAATTTCTATACCTAAGCGGTCTAAAACATTTTCCATCTCTTCAATAGTCATTAGTAGTCCGT